GAAGAAGCGTTTCGTAGAGCGAGTGAGTGGGGGGGGGGGCATAATATGAGCTCATGGAGATCAGTCTCGGATAGACTCACGGGGAAAGCTCCAAGGGGGGCGAGTCGTTCGAGCGGCTGGCGGAGCTTCCGGAACGGCTGGCTCTCAGATCATCCCCGGTGCGAGTTCTGCAAGGGCCGTCGCGAGTGCGTCGCCCATCACTTAATCCCGTTTTGGATGGCTCCCGAGTTTGAGCTCGATCCAACTAACGTCGTCACACTATGTGAGCGGGGCAAATACGGCGTGGGGAATTGTCATCTCTTCTTCGGGCATCGGGGGAATTGGCGAAACGTAAACATCTTTTGTCTTGCCGACGTCGAGCGATGGCGGCGAGTGGTCAAACTGAGATAACAAGAATCAATGGACGTGAACCCGGCGACGGATCGCTTTTTCTATTGCGTAACATGCCGAGAACGGAACGGCGGGGAGACGGATCGCGTTCGAGCTCTCAAGCCGGGCCGGGCTCCGTCGTGCCGGTGTGATCGCTGCGGCGACTTCGACTTCGCGGAGTTTGATTCGGCCGAAGATCGGCAAGCGATAATAGATCGGCTCGGAGCTCGATCACTTCACTCGGCTCGAGTCTTTTTCTGCCGACGCTGCGGGGACGGAGCTCCCCAGATTGCGTTCGATGGAGAGAAAGGGATCCCGGCTCGCTGCGGTTGCGGCTCGAGATACTTCGACGAGGTTATCGGGCCGGCTCGCTTGCTCTGGCTTAGATCGAATCGGGAGGCTTGGGAATGAACGGGAAAACCCGAGAGCTCAAGGGCCGGCCGATCGCGAACTCGCGGAAGTCGATCCTATTTGAACTCGGAGATGGTGAGCAACACTGGATCCCGTTCTCGCTCATCGAGCGGAGCGGAGAGAAGTTAATCCGGCTCGAGCCGGTGACGATTCACGTTGAGGAGTGGTTCGCGGAACGGAAGGGCATTAAATGAGTCAGGCGGCGGAGAACAAACACGCTCAAGCTATTCTGGCAAGCCGGCCGGCCGGCGGCGAACAAGTGCCGATGATCGGCGGCGGATTTGCGATCGTTACGAAGGGGAGATCTCGCAAGCTTCACGCTAGGAAGAAGAAGAAACAAAAACGGAACGACAAGAAGAGGGGGCGGAACGGATGACGCTGGAGTGCTATCGCTGCGGAGAATGGAACGGGAAGTCGTGCAAGTGCAAGGATCGTCAGACGTTATTTCTCGGCGACTGTCGGGAAGTGATCGATCAGATCGGAGACGTCTCGTTCGATCTGGTTCTAACCGATCCCCCGTACTCGAGCGGCGGAGCAATGCGATCCGATCGATCACTCGAGCCGTCGAAGAAGTATCGCGATCACGACTCGATCATAAGTGATCCGGAGTTCTCGGGAGATAATCGCGATCAGAGATCGTTCACGCTTTGGTGCTCTGACTGGATGGCGGCGGCTTTGTGGAAGACTCGAGCCGGCGGGGCTTTGCTTTGCTTCATCGACTGGCGGAACTTGCCGTGCGTGATCGATGCGACTCAAGTCGGCGGTTGGGTTTATCGATCGTTGATTCCTTGGGATAAAACAGGATCACAACGGCCGAGACGGGGATGGTTCAAAGCTCAGTGTGAATACATTGTCGGATGCTCGGCCGGTACGTTATCGACCGAGGGATCTTGTTCTGGCGGATTCTTCGAGATCGTCGAAGAAGAACAAGCCGACGGCGAGAGTGACGGGCGGCTGGCTCGCTGCCGAGTCGTCGGAGCGGCGAAACAACACATCACCGAAAAGCCGGTCAAGCTTTGCGAAATGTTGATTAACACTCGAGAAGACTGGCAAGTCGTCTTCGATCCGTTCGCGGGATCGGGGACGACTCTCAAGGCTTGCAAGAGTCTCGGCCGGCAAGGGATCGGGATTGAAGCGAGTCGTGAGTATTGCGACGTTATCTCGAGACGGCTCTCTCAGGGGGTTCTGTTCTAGCTCGACGGATCATCCGTCGAGTATGCTCGAGGGCGTTCTACGGGCTGCGGTGTATACACCAGAGGCGAGTAAATGGCGAAGAGAAAGCAAGTAAAGGCAGAGACGGCCGAAGCCTATCAAGCTCGTCTCGATTGGCAATCGGACAAGAATCGAAAAGCGACGATCGCTCTTCGAGACTTCGGAAAGATCCCAAAACCGGCCGACGGCCGGCTCCGTGGATACTGTCGACGGCGATTGGCTAAGTTTTGCAAGACTTATCTCGGAGCAACTTTCTGTCTCGAGTGGTCCCCCGATCACATCAAGGTAATCAAGTCGATCGAGCGGGCGGTTCTTAAGGGGGGGCTCTTTGCTCTCGCGATGCCCAGGGGATCGGGAAAGACTTCGCTGACGGAAGCGGCGGCTCTTTGGGCTTTGCTTTATGGTCATCGACGCTTCGTTTATTTGATCGGAGCGACTGAGAAGCTCGCGGCCGATTTACTCAAGTCGATAAGAATTGAGCTCGAGACAAACGACAAGCTCTTCGCGGACTTCCCGGAAACGTGTTTGCCGATCCGGAAGCTCGAGGGCGTCTCGACTCGGCGGCTTTTATGCGACGGCCGGCGGGTTCTCTTGACGATCGGAGCTCGAGAGATTCAACTTCCTTGGATCATCGGCGGAAAGAACGGGATCGCGGCCGGGGGAATTCTGGCGGTTGCTGGAATAACCGGAGCGATCAGGGGGGCAAAGGCTAAGATCCCCGACGGTTCGACGATCCGGCCGGACTTTGTAATCCCCGACGATCCTCAAACCGACGAGAGTGCGGCTCATCCCGGCCAAGTCGATACTAGAGAGAAAGTCATGGCGGGAGCGGTGCTCGGACTAGCGGGGCCGGGCGAGAAAATAGCGGGGGTGATGCCTTGCACAGTGATCTGTGAGGGCGACTTGTCCGATCGGCTTCTCGATAGGGACACTCATCCCGAGTGGAACGGAATCCGGATCGAATTTATCAAGAGCTTTCCGGATAGACTTGATCTATGGGAGGCGTATCAGGGGATCCGGGGTGACTCGCTGCGGATGAACGGCGACATACGAGACGCAACGGCATATTACGAAGAGAACCGGGAAGCGATGGATCTCGGAGCGGTTGTCTCTTGGGATTCTCGGTTTGAGTCAGACGAGCTCTCGGCAATACAACATGGGATGAATAAGAAATTCTCGGACGAGCGGGCGTTTTGGTCGGAATACCAAAACGACCCAAGGGAGGCTGGTGATTCCGAGCTTCGTCTTCAGACAGTGGTCGAGCTTTGTAAGCGAACAAACGGGATCACTCGACTCGGTGTCATATCGGGGGCTCAGTATCTAACGGGATTCATCGACGTACAAGATAGGGTTCTTTATTATTGTCTGATTGCTTGGCGGCCGGACTTCTCAGGGGCTGTCGTGGATTATGGAACATTCCCCGATCAGGGGCGGCGTTTTTATCAACTCAACGACATTCAAAAAACACTTAGAAAAAAATACCCCCGGACGGGGCGGGAAGGATCGATCACGGCCGGCTTTGGAGATTGCGTCGATTTCCTAAACTCTAGAGACTATATCCGAGAAGACGACGGGGTCGAAATGTTTCCTAACTTGATTTTAGTCGACTGTAATTGGATGACGTCGACGGTTAGGGACTTCTGTCGAAGACTTCGAACGTCGGCCGTCGTGCCGGCTCACGGCCGGTTTGTCGGAGCGACGTCGCGGCCGTTGCAGGAATACAACCGAAAGCGGGGAGAACGGGTCGGCCATTACTGGAAAAGCTCCGTGATCGAGAGGATCCAGCATGTGCTATTCGATACCAATTATTGGAAGTCGTTCATTCACGATCGGCTCGCGATCGCTCTCGGTGACGTCGGCTCGCTCTCGCTCTTCGGAAGCGACTCGGCGACTCATAGAATGCTCGCGGAACATCTCACGTCAGAGTATCGGGTTCGAGTCAATTCATCGATCGGGAGAACCGTCGACGAGTGGAAGCTTAAAGCGAGCCGGCCGGATAATCACTTTTTGGATTGCGTCGCGGGGGCGGCCGTCGCGGCTTCCGTTATGGGAGCGACGCTGGCGGCTAAAGACGAGACGGACAAAATTCGGAGATCGAGACGGAGCCGGCGGCGTATTAGTTGGATTTCATAAGGGGGGGAGAGATGGCGAAGAAGCGAGCGAAGAAAAAGAAGCCGGCGGAAGCCGAGCCGATCCTCAAGCTTGGTAAATTAAACCGGAACGAGACGGTCCATCTTGGACAAGTCGAAGCGGCGGCGAAGAAAGCTCGAGCCGGCCCAGGGCATCCGATTAACTATGCTCCGGCCGACTGGATCCCGATCGCTTGTCCAAAGTGCGGGAGTTCGGATCGAGAGCCGTTTCACGGAAAAACTAGAAAAATACCGACGGGGCTTCGAGTTCATCCAATGTTCGGAGTTTCCTACAACTTTATCGTATTTCGCCCCACAAAATGCCGGGCTTGTAATCAAGCGATCATGACTCGCGAATATGGGCTTGAGACGAGAGAAGCCGGGAACGAAGACGGGGGCTCCGTCTCTTCATCTTGAGCGGACGAATCACGACGACAAGAATTGGAGCCGATCAGCTATTCGAGCCGGCCGGCGAATTTCGTCGGTTTGCTGATCGACTCTCCCGGCCGGGGCGGGCTTGCTACTCGTTCCGGCTTTGAACCGATCGACGGAACTCGGGGAGCTACTGGCTCCCCGGTTCCGTTTTTTCGTTGGGGTTCAATGGCAAACAATACGACGAGAATAGCTGAGATCGACGCGATCTTACGTTCCGGCGTTCGGGCATTTACAAACGACGGAACGACGATCACTCACGATTTCGCAGAGCTCCGGAGAGAGCGACGTCGGCTCATAGAATCCGACGATACCCTGAGCGGCAAGCGGCCCCCGATCGCGGTTCTCGACTTGGGGAGCTTCTAATGTCTTCAATGATCGGAAAGATTGCGAGCCGATTCGGGATCAATTGGGACAATGTAGGAGACGGAGCGATCCAGGGCGGCGGGATCGATGCTGTTGATCAGTCGGGCAAGCGGCGACGGCCGAGCGGGAGTACCCGTTCACTTGATGCCGAAGTGAACGACTACAAACGTAAGCGAATAACGCTCACAAGTCGGAGCGTACATCGTAACTTCGAAGTACCGGCGTGGGCGATCCGAAAACATCTCGACTTCGTCTCTCGATTCTCGTTCTCGATGAAGAGTGACATTCCGGCATTCAACGAAGACGTCGAAGGGTTTATGAAATGGTGGGCACGGGCCGAGAATTGCTCGAGCGACGGCCGGCTTTCACTCGGGAAGAGTATTCGACTCGCGGAAGCTTCTCGAACTCTCGACGGCGACGTCTTTTTCTTAAAGCTCGGGAGCGGGCAGATACAAGCGATCGAGGGCGATCGGATCAAGACTCCAAGCAATCGGAGAGATCGGACGTTCGATCGAGACAATACATACAACGGGATTGAAGTCAATCCCCGGAACGGCAAGCCGGGGCGATATGCCGTACACGCTCGCGGCAAGGGCGGAACCGGGCTCGAGTTTGATAAGTGGATCCGAGCGAGCCGGATCATTCCCCACGGTTATTTCGATCGCTTCGATCAGTATCGCGGATACTCCCCCGTGACGGCTTCGCTCAACAGATATCAAGACTCATATGAGGGTCTCGATTATGCTCTTGCAAGAGCGAAAGTCGCTCAGTTATTCGGGTTGGTATTCACTCGCGACGTTGAAGAGCAAGGGATGGGGAAGCGGACGGGCGAAGATACTTCGGGAGACGGAAATCCTGATCGCTGGACAACGGCGGTTGCCGGCAAAAATCACTTGCTCGACATGGATCCCGGCGAAGATGCGAAATTTCTCGAAAACAAAACCCCGGCCCCCGAGTTCCAAAAATTCCAGAGCATGATGATTGGAGTTGCTCTCAAGTCGCTCGATCTTCCGTACTCGTTTTACGATGCTTCCGTCGGGAATTTCTTCGGGAACAAAGCCGAGCTCACTTTGTATTTACAGAGCGTTCGAGAAAAACGGGAAGACGTCAAAAATTTACTTCGACTGTTGACGATCTGGCGGCTCCGGCTTGCGATCGAAGACGGAGACATAATCGTTCCCCGTTCGATCCGGACTCTCGACGACTTCAAGTTTCAGTGGACTCCGGCCGGCATTCCTTGGTTTGATCCGCGAGACATCCGGGGCGATATCGACGCGATCAAAGCGGGTTTACGAACTCGGGAAGAAGTGCGGCAAGATCGGTTCGGTGATAGTTGGACTCACGACGTCGCCCCACAATTGAGAAACGAACAAAATCTAATCGAAGAGCTCGAGCTTCGACTAACGATGGAGGCGGATCCGTTCGTCGATCCTCGAGACTCGACGATAATCGACGTTGAATAAGAAAGAGAAAGATGCCTAAAAAGATCACTTTGCTCGAAGTTCTCGCTCGGCCGTTGAGTCGAGATCGAGTCGTCTTCCGGGGCTTGAAGACTCGAGCCGAGTTTGCGGCCGGAGACGGAGACGGCGAAAAGACGATTGATCCAGAGGGCGGATCTCGAGGGGCTGGCATTATTCGCGGAGCTTCGCTCATCGCGGCCGGAGAAGCTTTAGGGCACGACTCGTGGATCGACGAAACGGCTCTGGATCAAATTGTCGAGCTCGCGGCTGACTCGGACAATGGGATCAAGGTCAGGTTTACTCATCCTAGCATGAGTGGCGACGGACTCGGGAGCTATCTCGGCCGAGCGAAGAACATAAACCGCGACGG